GTAAGTTTATAATTAGAGATAGCAGTGCTGCAGCAGATCGTTTAGCCATCGACAGCAGCGGTAATGTTGGCATTGGGACGAGTTCGCCAGATGTGTTTAGTAGAAGCTACACTAGAACAGTAGGCATATCCTCAAACGGTTCTACATCTTTGGCAATTCAAAGTGCTGGTGACCCGCAATATCCTGCTATTGAAATGGGGAGAGGCTCTAGTCGTCAGTTCTTGATATCAAACCAAGCTGCATATAGCACAATAGGAACGCTTGAAAACACTCCGCTTAGGTTTCTTACAAATAGCTCAGAACGCATGCGCATCGACAGCAGCGGTAACTTGCTGGTGGGTAAGACGAGTGTTGGATTATCTGGGGAGGGTTCTTACTTCCAAGCAGACGGTGCCATTGTGGGTACAAGAGATCCATCCTTAACAACAGACGCTGTTTTCTATGCAAACCGACTTGTTGATGACGGAAATCTTTTTAACTTCTACAAAGACGGCACCACTGTGGGGAGTATTGCATCTGTAGGAGGAAGCGACATTAAAGTTGTGCTTTCGTCAGATGGCGATCAGTACATCACAGGTAATGCTACATCAAACTACATGACTTTTAGCGCTGCCAACCAAGAACGTATGCGCATCGACAGCAGCGGTAACTTGCTGGTGGGTGTTACTAGCAGTTCCGCTAATATGGCAGGTGTTGAGATTGCTAGTAATGGGCAGCTATACGCCTCAACATCAAGTGCATCTGGTCACTTTTTTAATAGGCAATCCACGGACGGCGACATTGTATCGTTCCGCAAAGACGGCACCACTGTGGGGAGTATTAAGTCACGGGGCGGTCAAGGTCTAGTTCTTAATAGTGAAAATAGTTATGACTTAGGTTTGGCTTTAAATGGAACTGTTGCGTTTTATTTAAATACTACAAGATTTTATCCAAACAGTGATAACTTTGCTGATCTAGGCGAATCTTCGCTTCGCTTCAAAAATGGCTACTTCTCAGGCACAGTAAACGCAGCCAACTTCAACACCACCTCAGACGCTACCCTCAAGACAAACGTAGAGACACTGACAGGCTCTCTGGATGCAGTAAAGGCATTGCGTGGTGTCTCATTCGATTGGATTGAGAACGGCAACTCAGAGGTCGGTGTAATCGCCCAAGAGGTTGAAGAAGTTATCCCAGATGTCGTTAGCACAAATGACCAAGGCATTAAGTCGGTCAAGTATGGCAACCTTGTCGGGGTGCTAATCGAAGCAATCAAAGAACAACAGGCTCAGATTGACGAGCTAAAAGCCAGACTAGGAGATTAATCATGGCAATCACATACACATGGTCAGTTGCAAACATGGAACGCAACACAGCGGATGGCGGCGTGACAGTAGTACACTGGCGTTGCGATGGCGTTGACGGAGAAACAACAGCGGGTTCTTACGGTACTACATCACACACACCTGATCCAAGTGCGGCAGACTTCGTTGCATACGACAGCTTGACTGAGGCTGCGGTTCTTGAATGGGTCTGGGCGGGTGTTGTTCGTGCTGACATTGAGCAAGCGATTGCTGACAAGATCAATGCGGAACTTAACCCTACGTCAACAGATGGCGTTCCTTGGTAATTTAAACAGCTAATAGTGGAGACACGAAGATGGCGATTAAAGTAAACGGTACTACGGTTATTGATGACAGTAGGAACCTTATAAACATTGCAAGTGGGGCTGGTGCTACATCTACTGCGGGTGCAGTTGGTGCTTATGCGTATTGTAGAGATGACAGTGGCTCAGCAACAACACTTGGTGGAAGCGTATCCGCAAGTAGCCTGTACTACTTATCAAATGCATACAATGGTTTTTATATTGATACATCAAATACCCCTTCTGGAACATGGCGTGTAATGGGATACAGTTCGGGTAACAACCGCGGTACTGTACTTTTGAGGATTTCATGATGAATGAATATAGAAACATAGAATATAGAAACGCAAAGTTTGTAAGCCCAGACAATTTGCAGATTGATTGTGAGATTAATCATCCAGAATACGGTTGGATACCTTATCTTCTAGACCCATCCGACACTGATATGACAATCGACAACACTGAACTAAAAGCGGCAATGGATCAAAATGGAGATGTTGCAGCATTTAATCAACAAGAGCATGACGATAAGATTGCACGATTAGTTCGGTTTCAGCGTGATAATTTGCTGCAAATAGAGGTAGACCCTATTGTATCTAACGCACTGCGTTGGGCTGACCTAACAACAGAGCAACAGAACGCATGGTCTGCATATCGCACAGCATTGCTAGACATTACAGATCAAGCTGGCTTTCCGCACAGTGTAACTTGGCCCACTAAACCGTGAGTATAACAATGGACAAACGTACAGTACACTCAGCGCATCAGCGCATCGATAAGATTGAATCGGAATTGAAACCATTGCAGCGTAGTGTGCAACGGATCGAGAACATTTTGGTCGGATCGGCTGGCGCAACAATCATGCTCTTGGTATCTGTTCTGTTCCGAATGGGATGATGACATGGCTATACTTGAGAGCATTGCCGCTGCGAACGCCGCTTATTCGGTTATCCGTCAAGCTCTCAGTAATGGCAAAGAAAGTGCGGGACTTATCAGCGCGGTTGGTAAGTTTCTTTCTGCGGAAGAAGATGTAAAGGACGCTGTTCAGCGTAAAAAGAACAGTCCTTTAACTGCAATCACTGGTGGTTCGGAAGGTGATTGGGAAGAGTTCCAACAATTAGAAAAACTAAAAGCTAAACGTGCAGAGCTTGAATCCTACTGTCGTTTATATGCGCCCCCTGGCACATGGGATCGTTGGCAACAGTGGCAAGCTGAAGCGCGTAAGCAGAGAAAGGCAGCTAAGATTGCTGCTGAGAAAGCCAGAGAGGAGCGTATGGAAACGATAGCTACAGTTTTGGGCATAGGGTTTGCCTTGGGGTTTTTGGTTCTTGCTGTGTGGTATTTGGGTGTCTACTTGGAAAAGTGGTAAAGTATGTTGTCTATGACAAAAATGGGAAAGTGGTTATAATAACGACCAACAAACGAATAGCGGAGTATTACAATGGCGAGAACATTCATTGATGACTGGAAGATCATACCAAGATTGATGATGCTTGCAGTTACTATTCTTACCTATCAATCGGTTCACTGGTACATGTCTCTGCCTGATCCTAGCAATGGTCAGGCTGGTTTGGTTTCTGTGTGCATGGGTGCATTGACTGGGTGCTTTGGAATCTGGATGAATGGGGAGCAAAAGAAATGATTGGTCAGATAGTATCTGCTATTGGTGGATTAGCTACGAGCTACATTGATGGCAAGACTGCGGTTCAAAAAGCAAACGCAGAGATTAAACTGAAGCAAGCTACTGGTGAAATGGATTGGGAGCAGTCTGCCATTGAAGCTAGTAAAGACAGTTGGAAGGATGAGCTGTGGACGATTGTATTCGTTCTGATTTTGATTGCCAACTTTATCCCAAGTATGCAGGATGTAATGGCGGTAGGGTTTGCTAACTTGGAGACAACACCACTATGGGTGCAATGGGGAATGTACGCTTCAATAGCGGCCTCGTTTGGAATCCGTACGATGCGGGGGTTAAAGAAATGAGTCAGTTTAATTTAAGTAAACGCAGCCTTAGTAGGCTAGAAGGAGTGCGACCTGATCTTGTTGAGACAGTGAAGCTTGCAATTAAGTTAACTCGTGTAGATTTTGGTGTGACTTGCGGGTTGCGTACCGTTGAGCAACAACGACGAATGGTTGAGACTGGTCGCAGTCAAACAATGAACAGTAAACATATTCCACAAGGGGACGAGTACTCACATGCTGTTGATCTCGTTGCTTATGTTGATGGAGAAGTTTGCTGGGAGTTGAATGTCTACGATGAGATATGTGATGCGATGGCAGCGGCAGCCAAGGAGACTGGCGCGTCAATTAAGTGGGGTGCAGCGTGGAGCGAGGGTGATATTCGCACATATAAAAGCACGGCTGAAGCAGCTATGAATGCTTACTCAAAGCTTCGCTTGGATCAAGGTCGTCGTCCGTTTATTGATGCGCCTCACTTTGAGTTGATGGCCTAAGCTTAGGGACCTATATATTTAACTAG